GACCAATGGCTCCTCCCAGACCTACAAAGGGCTTGGGAGATCAAGACGGGAAGATATATCCCCTACCAAGAGGAACAAAAGTATCTTAATGAGATTAAGGGTCCCTAGAGGGGCTCTTTTTTATGGAATTAGATTTCAATCACCATCAGTGGAAGTTAGTTTTTGACGCAGTACGTAAAAGACAACAGTCGGAAGTAGTTAGTAGCAAGTGGTACAATGAATACGACGAAATTCTAAATAAGATTTACCACTTGGCTTACTCGGAGAATTATATTGATAACCCTATTAAATAGATTCAATGTAAAAGAGTCTCCTCTTCCAGATTGGTTAGATCCTATCGTGGAAAATGAAAAAGCAATTATAAAAAGTTTCTCTTGGACCGCGGATAGGTGCAGGAGGATAAGACTCTGCGATCTTGAGATAAAAGATAAATTTACGGCTATAACTCTAGTTATCTACCCAGAATTTGAATACGAGACTCCCATATTTGGAACAGAATACCTAAGGATAAATAATAAAAAGTTTTTTGGAGCAACAGATTTCCACCCAGTTAAGAAAGGAGCAGAATACGAAGAGAGGTATATACTAAAGTATCTGTCGGATTTCCCAGATAGAGATAAAGAGGTCTCAAAATTTTACGATCTGAGTAATTTCTTCTCAAAAAAATTCTGGTTGAAAAAAACAGAGAGCGATTTTTACGCGGAATACATAGACACTACGGATAAGTTCCTAGATAGGTACAAAGAATGTCTTTTTTCCACAGAAAAATCTGATAGTAATGAGTCATTTCACATAGCTTATGACGAGCATATGTCTGCAAATGATCCTGCTCACGGGATCTTAAAGAGCTATTACTCTGAAGAATTTGCAAATAAATACATAGATACTTTTCTCTTTGATCAGTCAGAGTGAGAGTATCCTGAGAGGTCCTTCGTTTAAAATTATTTTGAACCTCTTCTGTTTAATAGGCTATGGATACTAACTTGGAAATTAAAAAACCAAAAAAAGAAGAAGAAAAGGACAACGACGTGCTTCGTGAAAGATTAGAAGACTTGGTTAAAGTCACAGTTTTGGTCTGGTCGGCGGCTCTATTGACATTTTCCTACGTGCGTCTTCCAGACGGAAAAAGGATTTTAGAATTCGACCCCACATTTATTGCATCTGTGTTCTCTGGAGCTCTTGCGAGTTTTGGCATGGCAACAGCTGCTAAGAAAAATGGTAACGGCAATGGCACCACTCAAGGCGGCCCTCCTCCGGTAGCTTCGGCGATCGAACCCAAGAAATAACATGGTATAATTATGGGACGTAGACGTAAAAGGATGATTTCCCCACCACAAACACGTTACCATGTTGTTAGCTCTGACCACTACGCCCAATTTAAGCCAAATCAATTAGGCTTTATAAGAGACACTATAAGGGAAAAAGGAAAATATAAAAGCATCAGAGGTATCGCTGCGATATCAGTCTTATCTCTGTTACAAAAAGCGGTGGGGATCGTAGAAAACACAGAGGAATACACAGAATACCTACTTTACGATACATTCAGCGATAAAGACGTTTACAACAAAGTCCCTCCTGGTACAATACGGATATTCAGTCCAAATTTGATTTGTTTTTTTAATGGAAGAACCTGGAGAAAGCTTAAATAGCCTTATTTTACCCTATCCTGGTAAACAACTGCTTCCTGGGTCAAGGAAGCATTTTTTTAGCCTTAAATCAGGCATTAGTGATCGTTATATCTACGATTTAGGCCTTTCTACCGGAGAGATATTGTACGAAGGCCGTGGAGGGATGGGATTTTCGACAGAACCCCACATCTTAGGTCTACATGACCTAATGAGGATGCAATATGCTGAGTCCTTAATAAAAGAGGAATTTGAAAAGAACTTTAAGGGGAAGTGGGGTCCTGCTAAGTTCTTTAGGCTTAGGAGAGACGTGAATCAAGAGCTCAGAGATCCTAACAGAAGGACCATGGCCCAGTTATATTGTCTCTTAGCGTGTAGTGGGTTCAGACATAAATTCGACCAGCATGGTAATTTTAAGGGAGAATATTTCCCTCATCACCTAGATACCGGGTCTATCCGTATAAATAACAAGAGACTCATTAACTCAGATTTCATAATAAAGAAGGGCTCGTACAAAAACTTAGATACAAACTTACTAACTAAGAAATCTCTTATTTACTTTCACATACCCTTCCCCAGCCGTAATCAGTACAAAGAAGATGCTTTAGATTTCTTTGATCACATTAATTCAAAGGGATATGATTTCTTATTAACATCTAGGTTAATTACTAGAGGTAGGGCCGACGAACTGCTAATGGACTGGTCTAAAAACTACTTTAGCATCAGAGCCCCGCTATCAGATGACAAATTCTCTTCTTCAGACATCTTCATAACAAATTTTTAATATGTATAAAGCTGAAAGGATCGGCACTCACATAATTTTGGATCTTACAGGAGTAGACTTCATCCTACTCGATGAGATGGAGGGGTTTGTTAAGTGGATGGACGGGACTCTATGGGATTATGAATGTGATGTCCTTGGCATCCAAAAACATAAGTTCGAGCCCCAAGGCTTCACTGCGATCTTTATGCTGGCAGAATCTCAGAAGCCGTATCGGTAATATCAAGATCAAACGCTGCAAATGTAACTCCAGCCGCGTTCCAGGTCTGATCGATGTCTAGCGCAGACTGATTAGCTGTAAGAGCCGATGTTGGCTCGAGCTTAGCGTAACTAAATTCGGCACCAGACTTAGTTCCGATAAAGTCAGGGGCGTTAGGTGTTCCGTCGTCAGACTGATTAGATTGACCCCTGTATGTCGTGTCTAGTAAGAATGTGAATCTACCGGCGCTATCATCGAAACCAAAGAAACCCTTCTTAGCGGTGGTATCTACGTAGTTGAACTCAATACCAAGATCTTGTCCTAAGTCTCTTAGGGGGTTGAGGATGATTGTTTGGGTTCCAGTGCCAGCGTTTGTGATTGCGGCTGCAGTTCCACCTTGGTTGGAACTAAAGGTAATTGTCCTGTAGTTGTTGCTCGTTACATCTGTGTCTTTAGAAATAACGTAATAAACGCCTCCAGAAGCAAGAGGAGCCGCATCGGTACCCGTTGAGTTATATTCAAAGGAGTCGCCAATGGCAATATCATCAAAGCCATCCGCCCCGAACTTAAGTCGGCCAGGGCTCGCGACTGTTACTTCAGAGATAGTGTATGTAGATCCCGCTGTTCCAAGACTAATAATAGGATCGACTGCTGTTACTGTTCTGGTATCAACAACTGTTGAAGTACCTTGTACCGTTAGATTGTTTAGGGTTACGTTACGGTTCTCGTCGACAAACTCCAGCCCGTTTACCGATAGGCCGTGTTTTACGTCGAACTTCTTAAAGTTAGCTGGCATTTTTATAAGTTAACGCTAATATTCTAGAATATCCTTAAACGATCGACATGCGCATAATCTCTGGTATAATATTCCTAAGTCTTAGTTTATAGTACAAAGACAACATTTTTTTGTTATATTAACCCATGGCCATTAATTACACACTTAACATTGGCAGTGTAAAAAAGAGACTCACTGAAGGAGAGTTTTCTGAAGTTATTGTAGAGGCAAGCTTTGGAGTTTCTGCGAGTTCCGACGCAGTTACTGAGGTAACCGGAACCGATGAAGAAGGTAATGACATCATCAGAACAGTTACTCCTTCCTTTAGCTATAGCTGCGGCGGAACCAAGACCTTCTCTGTAGAAGGACTCACTGCCGAGAACTTCGTCTCTTTTGCCGACGTTACCAAAGACACTATCAAAAGCTGGCTACTAGCTTCCGAAGGTGTTACTGAAGTCGAAGAATTTAGCTACGTCAAGTCCTCTATTGAAAATATCGCCAAGCGCATCTACGATTATAGCCTAGAGGTCCCTGCTTCTATTGCCGGAACTGATACTTCTGGCTCTTCGACTTATACTTACACTCCACCTGAGCCCACCCCTGAGCCCACCCCTGAGCCCACCCCCGAAGAAACTCCTGCTGAATGAGCCTAACTTACCAACCCTATCTTGGTAAAACTGTTATCTTTTGCCTCCCAGGTTCTCATTATTCTGGGAGGTTTTTAGTAAGTTTTACTCAGTTGCTTGAAGATTGCAGGAGAGCCGGTATGAAAACCGTGATCTCTCAAGACTATAGCTCTATGGTGAATTTTGCTAGGTGCAAGGTGGCGGGGGCAGACGTGAAACAGGGAAGGTATCAAAAGCCCTTTGGAGGTAAAATTCCTTACGACTACATGATGTGGATCGATAGCGACATTAGATTCACTTCTAAGGACTTTTTCAAGCTGGTTGATATGAAGAAAGACCTCGCGTCTGGTTGGTATGCTCAACCTGGAGGTTTTACTCCGGTGGTTGAGAAGATGGAGGAAGACTACTTTCAGAAGAACGGGTATTTTGAGTTTATTCACAAAGATGCCATGGCTCAAAGAACTAAAAAATTTGAAGCAGACTATATTGGCTTCGGTTGGGTGTTAGTTAAGAAAGGAGTGCTTGAGACTCTGCCCTATCCGTGGTTTGCTCCTAGATGTATGTCCATCGGACCATACGAAGAAATGTGTTCTGAAGACGTTGCATTCTGTATAGATGCTCGAAACGCGGGGTATAGTATATGGGTAGACCCGACGATTAAAGTCGGTCATGAAAAAATCCAAGTATTATGAAAATTAATCTCTGGTACAATGCGTCTATGGGACAGTGGCGGTGGACACTCTCTGACGATCGTGATATAATGGTACAAGAGTCTGGACAAAGGGAAGATCTTAGAGACGCAATGAACGACGTGGCTAACACTGTGGAGTACATCTTGCAGACTAAGTTTCCAGACTAAGTCTCTGGTTCAGTAGCTCAGTTGGATAGAGCAACTGCCTTCTAAGCAGTCGGTCGCTGGTTCGAGTCCAGCCTGAATCGTTGTTGAAAGAACTTCATATCTCTTCAATATGCCTAAAGTAAATTATTCTGACGAGCTAGTTCCAGAGGCTTTAAGAAAAAGCGCAAAGCCTGGGGCGGTATATAAAAATCCTAAATCAGGCCATACACTTCAGAAACAGACTAATGGTCGATGGAAGATGGTGGACGTTGGTGATAGAATGAAGCCGAAGGCCCAGCCTTCAAAGCCATCTGTCCCTGACGTCTCTAAGATGAAGAAACTCGCCGAAGGAAACTATGGAATCGTCTACAAAGACGACAAGCAAAACCGTGTTGTAAAGACCCTTAAAGAAGGGAAGGAATGGGGCCCGCATGAAGTCGAACTCGGCAAACGTATGGCAGAACTCGGTCACTCTCCGAAAGTTCATTCTGCATCTGATGAACACATCGAGATGGATGCCATCGACGGAGCTCCTTTGTGGGGTAACGGTTACAACCGCACTCCTGAAGAGAAGGAGAGGGGCCTGGCCATGACCGAAGACCAAGCCCGTAAATCCCTCAGAGCAATCCGCGATCTTCACAAGATGGGCTTCTACCACGGAGATATGCATAACCAGCAATTTATGACGGATGGTGAAGGTGGTAGTGAATCTACATTAATCGACTATGGCCTCAGTGGAAAGATTGAAGAGAATCCCACGAAGGCAATAATTGACTTTAACAAAGTATATAAGCTTATTGACATTGATCGTCCTGAGCTTGATAAGAGTCTCTATGCTCAACTGGTACGAACAACTGTGCGTAAGTATCAAGAGGCCAAAGGCCAATCTAAAGCAGCAAAGCAAAAACGCGAGGAAATCGCTCGGGAATATATCGAGAGATTAGGCGCTATTAAGTAGTTGACAATACCTAAAAAATAGTTTATAATATACTTATGGGAATTTTCCTTTACATTAGGTAATAATTCTCAAGGAGATCATGTCGAGATCTCCTCCATCCGTGAGGCGACCTATTTTCCCTCCCGAGATACACTAAAAACATTATGATTAAATCTGTATTCGCAGCAACTGCTGCTCTCTCCATGTCCGCTGGCGCTGCTTTTGCAGGTCCTTATGTCAATGTAGAAGCAAACTCTGGTTTCGCTGGTAGCGATTACTCTGGAACCACTACTGACCTTCACGTCGGTTATGAGGGTGCTACTGGTGCTGTTGGTTATTACGTCCAAGCAGGTCCTAGCCTCGTCTCCCCTGACGGTGCTGAGTCCGAGACCGTCTTCTCTGGTAAGGCTGGTGCTTCTGTTGCTGCCACCGAGCGTCTCGATCTGTACGGTGAAGTTTCCTTCGCGACTGGCATCGATGATGCTGACAACGGTTATGGTGCCAAGGTCGGCGCTAAGTTCAACTTCTGATTCGGAGATATAAACGATGAAAGCATTCGCTCTTGCTCTCGCAGCCTCCGTAATTGCTGCTCCTGCCATGGCAGGTCCTTATGTTAAGTCTAAGCACGAGTTCAAAGGAACCGACGAAGACTTCTCCAAAGCAGTCCATCAGGGCCGTGTTGGTTACTCCTTCAAAGCAGGCTCTCTTTCCCCCTATGTCGAAGGCGGCGTAGGCGTTGTCTCCCCTGACGGCGGCGATATGGAAAACTTCACTGCTCTTGAAGTTGGCACCAAGGTAAAGATCACCGAGAAGTTCGGTGCTTATGGTAAGTACGAGAACATCTTCAACGATGATTCTACTCGCGACTGGAAATTTGAAGTCGGTACTAAGTACAAGTTCTGATGAAAGAATGTGATCCCAAGTGGAAACGTTGGTGCATTGCCTGTTGCTCTTCGCAGTTATGGCTAGTCCCGGCATTCCTACTTGGGTTTCTTTTGTTAATTGAGGCTATACATACAAAAGCACATCTAGATATGAAGTTAGATGTGCATGGATACTGCAGACAAAACGCAGAACACCAAGAAAATTTAGAGTGGTGAGCCCTTTACAAATTTTAATAATTCGTTTATAATTATATAGTCATATAAATACACAATGACTGTTACTACTGAAGACGGCGGACGTCAAAACATGTTTGCCAAAGAACCACCTATGGAGATTATGGACGTGTACGAAACTCACAACGAAAAAGCAGAAAAACTAAATGGACGTTTTGCTATGCTTGGCGTTATCGCTGCTCTTGGCGCTTACGCTGTAACAGGACAAATCATTCCCGGCATCTGGTGAATAGTTAAAATTTAATTAAATTAAAAAACCCTGATTAAGGTATTTAAGAGGTAGTTTCTAGCTGCCTCTTTTTTAGTATGTATAAATATATACTAGCAACTTCCCTAGTATCTGTTATAGTAGGATTGTCGCTATTCTGCGGCCGGTGCTATAATGGAACAATTTTCTAATCATGCCTAGAAGCCAATTAACTAAGATTGACATTCTGTCCAGAGTACTAAAGTTAAAAGATCATTTACACAATGGCTCTTACGGCCGAGAATGGGGCGTAAAGGAGAAAGAGGCAGTAGATATAGTATTATCTGATGTCCTAGATATAATTGACGAATATCGTTATTAGTATGGAATATGGTTTCATTGGATTTTATCTCACGGTTTTTATTTTGGCCGGGATGATCTCCTATGCAGGAACAGAAAATACTCTTAACTTGGTCAGATACGTTGATCTCTCTATCAGGTACCAAATAATCCTCGTGCGGATGCTCTTCATGAGACGTAAGTTAAAGAGGATGCTTAATAAATCAATGAAGGAACTTCACAATGACAGAAAAAACAGTATCTGAGTGTCCTAAATGCGGGGCAAGATGGATTGATGGCCAGCTTTATTGGTCTACGGGAAAAGAAGGGTGTCCTCACGATCTTGCTGGACTAGTGTGCAATAACTTCGGAGACGATCGGTGCATCAATCCTTGCAAGGGGTCTGACAGCGGTGATACCTGGGAGAAGAGAGCTGGGCTGATAAGAAAGCTGGGCAAGGAAGAAAAAGATCTTTAATTGTTGACATTTCCAAGTTTAAATAATATATAGAAGAATTGTAGTTTATACCATGGGCGTTTTTAACGATAGCCGGGTCTCTGTAATCGAGTCTAGATTAGATACCCACGAAAAATATTTCACCAAGCTAGACGAGTCCATAGAGAAACTCAGTGAAGTATCTCTTAGCATCAAAGAAATGCTCATCAAGCACGAGGGTAAACTCGAAGAGAGAGCCCTCGAAGAAGACGCTTTATATGAGAAGATAGAAGAGCTCAAAGAGGAAAGCCACAGGGAACACGAAGAACTCACCGGCCGGCTGAATGGTCTTGAGAAAAAAGTAGAAGACCTAACTAAATGGAGATATTTAGTTGCAGGTGGGTTGGTTATCGTTGGTTTGTTTATTGGACAAGTCGTCCCAGGTTTTCAACAGATGCCCTCTCCGGTACTCCAAGAATTGGTTAAGTAGTGTAAAGTCTCGTAGTTATAGGTTAACTATGAGTTTTTTAGTAGCAAATGTACCTCCGCACAAATGCTATGTGCGAAAAGAATATCTATACGACCTAGAGAAGGGTCATGGTGAGTTTACCGAAGCAATATGGATTAGCGTGAAGTCTATTGCTCGCCGTGCAATATACATTGAGGCCCTCTTACCAGAGTACGGAGCACTCTATGACAAACTTCCCCTCCACGCGTTTGTCTCAGATCCAGAAACCCCCTCACCGGACCTCCCACTTGATGTTATAGAGTTGTGGGACTGTTTTAGCTACGACATCACAGTGGTGGAGAAGTTTACTCTTAGCGGGTTGCGTTGTAAGTTTCTTGGGAAAGATAAGCAATGGCACCACGGAGAGTACATGTTTACCATCGATGCTTGCGAACCAGATTACAATCGGCCAAGACTCGGTCTATCTGAAACTCCTGACGAGCACAAGTCATTCAACGTAATTGCTCTAGATAACGGGCAATATGCTGCTCAGCCGAACAATAGAGTGCTATGGTACGAGGCTTCTATGATCCCCAGAGAAGTTAAAACTCCAGACTTCAAGGTTTCCACCCACGACTTCGCAGTAGAGACCGATCCGTCTTGGACAGTGGGAGATACTAGAGAGTGGCAATACAAGACTAAAGAAGAAAGGGAAATCCAACAAACTAAAGAAAATGACCCACTCCCATTTATTTTCACAGTTGAACCCGGCGATGAAGGCTCTTGCTAGTCTAGCCCCTAATCCTATCTTTATATTTGTTGCCGGAATGGGGTTGACTGTGGGCCCGATTCTTGGTATAATGTATATACATCGAAAAAAATCCGATGGATCCTAACAAAAAAGAATTTACCGTAGAGGAGTTTCAAGAAGACTTCGATCCTCTCTTTGAAAGAGTTGAAAACGGAGAAACATTCACTATCATCGACGGACCAAACCGCGTGTTGATTATGCCAATCGACCAACTCCCTGGAGATTTTTACGCTAAGTAAAGTTTACGGGACTGTCGCCTAACGGTTAAGGCCCACTGCTTATAACGGTGTGACCTGGGTTCAACTCCCAGCAGTCCTATTGCTCCTTTAGCAATCTGGTGAATGCAGCGAACTCATAATTCGCCTAAGGTGTGTTCGATCCACACAAGGAGCACCTATTCTCGCGAGTATGGCGGAATCGGTAGACGCACCAGACTTAAAATCTGTTGAGAATTAATCTCGTGGGAGTTCAAGTCTCCCTACTCGCATTTTTCAAAACTATTATGAAAAAATTTTTAGCGGCACTCGGAGCATTCACTCTTCTCCCAGCAATAGTATTTGCCAACGAAGAGAAAATCACCAAAGGGTTTTACACCATGGACGCCATGGGATGTATGCTTCTTAGAGAGTGCACAAAAGACGTTGAGGAAGTATATTCTCTTCTAGATGTCTCCTCTAAATACCCCAATCCAGAGAAATTCACCAGAGTGGCAACTGAGTTTAATCAACTTCTAGCCATTCTCAATCAAGTTGGCGTTAAAGTCTTTATTGCTGACGAGCGCTATTTTCTTGTAGGCCATCGCGGTGTGTATCATACTGTGGGCAATAACTTCTTCCTTAACAAGTCATTCATGCACAGACCAAATGTCTTAATGAGCGTAATGCGCCATGAGGGCTGGCACGTTGCTCAAGATTGCATGGGAGGAACTATTAAAAATAACATTATTGCAGTCATTAAAAACGAAGAAGATGTCCCAACTTTCTGGAGGGAAATGGCAGAACGCACCTATCCTCCTCATGTTTTGCCTTGGGAAGCAGAAGCAACCTGGGCAGGGAAAACAGAAGGAATGACACTAGATGCCCTAAAAGCATGCGCAACTGGAGAAATGTGGAAGGTCTATCCTCCCACTCCTCTTACAAGACAATATTTGATCGATGAAGGGTATATAAAGGAGGACTGATTTCTTGGGAATGTACGACACGATCAAATCATCATACGATCTTGGCCCTGGGTTTAACAAAGAGCTCCAGACAAAGGATCTGAATGGATTTTGTGAGCAATACTGGATAGACCCGGTAGGCAGACTGTATCACGTGGACTACTCTGGAACCCAGGATTGGGTCTCTGTCCCTGAAGAAAAGAGAAAAAATGCATTCGATCGTTTTAAGACCGTCCCTAACGGGAAACGAGGGAGAGTAACACCCCTTGCCATTACCGATACCATCGAGGTCTATCCTTCAAAATGGGACGCATATTATGTTCCCTTCCCTAGAAAAAAACTAACCTTTATAGAAGGAGCTCTTGTTATAGAAAGCGATCTCAACGAGTTGAAATCTTGGAAAGAACGTTATCTCTCTTTAAAACGTTGGGTTAAGAAACATTATGAAACCTGAAGACATTACCCTTGAAACAACGGCTCGCCAGTTCTCTTATGAGAAACATGCCAGAGCAATCGATCTGATCGAGAATCCAGAATTACTCAGAGAACTAGCTAAAGCTTACGTAAAGCTTTACATGAAACAACAAGAAGTAATCGGAAAGATATGAGTGAAACTGCAGTCATCTACTCGAACGGGAGCCAAGAGTGCGAACGCATTGCCTCTCTTCTTAAAGCTCTCGGTGGCGAGTTCTTAGAGTACAGACTGGGGAAGCATTTCTCAGAAAGGGCTTTTAGGGGAGAGTTCGGGCCTGAAGCAACTTATCCTCAGGTATCTATAGGAAAAAATCATATAGGAAGTATGAAAGAAACTCTTCAATTCTTGAAAGAGAGGGGAGCTATAAAATGAAATCTAAAAAAGTAAAAGATCTTATCCAAAAGCCATTGAGATTCCACCACCAAGACATACACGAAGACCTCCAAGAAGTTCGCGCAGATCTTAGGACAGAGATCCAAGAGATAAAGAAGCAGGTTATAGCTTCTAATGTAATGGTAAATGCTCTGTTCTTTGCCCTTATATTTGTATCTTTTATCCTTGTTCAAACCGAGAGTTATTTCCCCGAACCCACCCAACAAAAAACCTTAGAGCGCAGAATCAAATGAACTACAAAACTTATGAGGAACAACGTAAAGACCGAATGGGCGATGCCATCGGTGATTACCTCACCGACGAAAAAGTAGATGCAAGGCAGGCCTACGAGGAGATCCTCTCAGAGATCCAGCACTGGATCGACTATCATAGGGAGAATCTTACCAAAGCCGAAAACCTATATGCTTTTATGCAAGGTGAGAGGCCAATCATTAAATAAACCTACGCCCCTGTAGCTCAGCTGGTAGAGCGCGGCTTTTGTAAAGCCGATGTCGCATGTTCAAGTCATGTCGGGGGCTTATATTAACAAGCTTAAAAATAGATTAAAGTTCTTTGCAACCTAGAAATATTATGCAAGGTTTATTTAACCTAATGGCGTTTACGTCATTCTTAGTATCTGCTAGTCTTGTTGGTGGCGGGGCGTATCTTTATGTTAATAAGGATAAGATCATCACAGACGTGGTAGACAATGCAAAAGCGGCAGTAACAGAAGAAATCACTAAGGCACTTCCTGGTATCATCGACTCTACGGTTGAGATTCCTGAAGTCCCAGAAATGCCTACAACTACAGGCCCTGCGATCCCATTTTGATTGGTAGATTACTAGTTTAAAGACTAGCAAGTCTGCCATTAAAATGCCAAAGATTAGAAAAGATTTAGATGATAAAAAAGAATATATTATAAATTCTCTTTTATCTGGAGAAAAAACTCCTACGGACCTTTGCCTTGAATTAAACTGTAAACCTGATACTTTGAGGGCAAGAACTTCTAAATGGATACCGGACTATAAGCCGGATTATACAAAAAAACTTAGAAGTTTTGGAGGTACAAATAAGTGGCCTTCTCTCAAAGATTACTATGATAATAAGGGTAAAAGATGTAAAAGAAATATTCTTTACAGACTCTTGATAGAAGAGAGGGGCAACAAATGCGAATGCTGCAATCAAAGTTCAGAGTGGATGGGAAAGTTTTTAAGACTACAGGTTGACCATATCGACGGAATGTGTTATAATAATAAACCTGATAACTTAAGACTACTCTGTCCTAATTGTCATACTCAAACAGAAACGTTTTCGTCAAAAACCACTTTAAGCCCGAGTGGTGGAATGGTAGACACGCGGCGCTTAGAACGCCGTTCTTAACAGAGTGAAGGTTCAAGTCCTTTCTCGGGCATGCCCATTATGAAGACTAAGATTATGATTTTACAAACTATTGCTCTTACCGGAGGCCTGGGAATTTTAGCTTTCCCTGTATTTGTGGCTGCTCCTTCACCGGTAGAAATCCCAGTTGTAGAATTCGAGCAAAAAGAAGAAGTAGCCGAAGACCCTACCTGGAAATGTCCTGATTGTACACCTGAAGAACAATATGTCCTCTCAGAACTCCAAGAACATACCAGAATCACAGATCGCAATGCTCTGGCGACAATTATGGGTAACATTAAACAAGAGAGCAAATTCATTCCCAACATATGCGAGGGAGGGGCTAGAGTTTCTTACGACGCTTGCCGTCGTGGGGGTTATGGTCTTATTCAATGGACAACCCTAGCGCGATACCGCGGCCTAGGAAGCTTTTGTGAGAAATATGGCTGCGATCCTAGTAGCTTAGAAGGCCAGACCCGCTATATGATTAACGAGAACATCTTCCAGCGCTATCTTCCAATGTTCGAGGGGAACGGACAGACTGTTAGACAGTATATGGTTCCGGCGTATTATTGGTTGGGTTGGGGGATCAAAGGCCCTCGTGAGACATACGCATACGAGTATGTTAATAAGCTCAAATACATGATATAATATTTGAGTCTGCGGGATTAGTTCAGTGGTAGAACGTCAGCCTTCCAAGCTGAATGTCGTCGGTTCGATTCCGATACTCCGCTCTTAGGGGTTTGAGATGCCCCAACCAAAGGTGCCACTCAGCAACAGGGCCATCATTGTCCTGCAAGTTTGGAATCAGCCCCCTTTGGATGTTCAGGGAGGACCCCTGTCCTACTCCGTTACAAACTGTCAGTATGTTGGGCCAGCCGCCCTAGTGGTTGACGAACTACGGGCATACGGATAAGTGTAACGTATTTTACTTATTAGAGTCATGAAGATCTTTTTAGATACCGCCGATACTGAAATTATCCGTAATCACTTTGCCACTGGTCTCATCGATGGCGTCACGACAAATCCGACTCTGATTATGAAGAGCGGACGTAAACCCAACGATGTTTACCAAGAAATCAAAAACATCGGAGTCCAAGATATTAGCATGGAAGTCGTAGGTAATGACTGGCTAATGATCGAAGAAGGCCGGAAGCTCTCTAAAGAGTTCGGAGAAGTGGCTACCATTAAACTACCCTGCACAAGGGAAGGTCTTTTTGCTTGTAAAGTCCTTTCAGAAGAGGGAATCAAGACTAACGTAACTCTGATCTTCTGTGCCGCTCAGGCGGTCCTTGCTTCTAAGGCCGGGGCGACTTATGTCTCTCCTTTTGTTGGCCGACTTGATGATCAATCAGTTGCAGGTCTTGAGGTGGTTAGAAGTATCTCTGAGCTATACTGCATGCACCGCAGAAGCACAAAAATCCTCGCAGCATCTATTCGTACGGTACAAAGGGCAATTAGATCCTGGTACAACGGTGCTGAGATCGCCACTATGCCTCCTAAGGTCTTTGAGCAGATGTACGATCATATCCTCACAGACAAGGGTCTTGAGATCTTTGACAACGATCAAAAGAAAGTAGAGGAACTCCTTAAGTGATAGAGAAAATTAAAAAGTACAAAAAAGAAATAGCTTTTTTTGTGCTATTGGGTCAAATGATTCTAGTCTCTGCTCAGCTATCTAAATTAGCCGACAACGACAAATCAGCATTTATCTGTCGTCCTACGGGAATCAATTACGACATTATCTGTCAGCAACTCTGACTTTTTTTGCAAGATTAGTTCAGAGGTAGAACACCAGAGTTACATTCTGGGTGTCGGCGGTTCGATCCCGTCATCTTGCATTGTATGCTATATACATTCACCATGACTAACGACTGGAGATACTCTAAAGAACGCATGGATCTCAGGGCTAAATCCCTTGGGATCTTAGGCAAGATGTTTACGCTTAAACGCGAAGTCTACGAGTTTTGTGACATGTGGATCTCGCAGGGAGGCAAAAACGTAAACAATATAGTCAATGAGTTTATAAGATATATAGAAGACGTGGAGGTACTACGACAAAATGAAACGAAAGCATGCGAAAGCGGCAGCAAAGAAACTAATAAAGATAGCGAAGAAACACCCTGATTACTACTCCGACGGAGATGTTACGTACGCAAAGTTACTTCTTTCTCGATTAAAGAAAGAAAAAACACAATGTACGAATACAGAATCAAAGAAGTAGTCAAAGTAGTAGACGGCGATACTGTAGATATCATATTAGACCTAGGCTTCGGTCTCTATAAGAAAGAAAGGGTTCGGATCGCTGGGATCGATACCCCAGAGAAACGCACTAGGGACAAGGATGAAAAGCTTCTGGGCTTAGATGCTACAAGCTACGCTGAAGAATGGTTCGGCGGAGATCCTAAAGAACTAGAAGTCAGAACCGAGAAAGACGGCAAATATGGCCGGATGTTGGGTTGGTTCTATAAAGGCGAAGAATGCTATAATAAGAAGATAGTTGACGACGGGTACGCCTGGTGTTATGATGGGGGTACAAAAATCGAAAAAGGAGTCGAGGCCTACGACCAATTAGTCCAACTCAGAGGGTATACCTCTTTTTCCGAATACAAACAATCTAAGTAATTATGGAAAACATCGAAGCTCACATTGCTAAAGACAGAGAAATCCTCTCAAATCCTACGACGTCCCCTCAACAGAGAAGGCACATTGAAGGAGAACTCCGTGAACTTGAGTATTATCATAAAGAGCATCCATCGGACCATCATGATCCCACCGCTTTAGAACTCTATTGCGAGATGAATCCTGAAACTGATGAGTGCCGGATATACGAGGATTAAAGATGAGTATATATGACCCTAAATCAGGGTCTTTTTTATTACGTAATGAGGTTAATATGTCTGAAAATGATAATAAAAATAAGCCCTCTGTGCTTAAATGGCTTACATTAGGTGTGGGAACATTGATCGGTGTTGCTCACATAGGTGTCCTAGGCCACTTAATGAACACAAAGCCTACAGTTCCGGTCATCAACCTTCCCGTAAGTGATTACACCTCATATAGAGTAAAAGCTGGAAAAGATGGGTATGAAATCGAATACAAATCTAACGACCCTAAGATAATGGGAGTTAAAAAGTTTGTTGACAAAGAGAACGGATTTTTTGGCATAGGCGGAAGGTCTACTGTTACTTACGACGAAGAATACACAATGGATGGGGCAAAGCATCTAGGAGGTGGCTCGGGAAAGTTGAGTGCAGAAGCTCTAGAGTGCATCAAGGCGGAAGGTGGCGGAGAGTCAACCGGTGCCATGGTGGGCGCTAGCGTTGCAACTGGAGCCATAGCCCCAGCGTTAGTTGGTATTCCTTATGTCGGTTGGTTGGCCGCGGGCTGGGCAACTATGTTCGGACAGAAACAAGGGGCTGACATCGGAGGGAAACTTGCTACAATAGTAAACGGTTGCGAAGACCTAGAAACTGAATAAGTCAGCAAATGAAAAATAACCCTTTGGGCGCTGTTTTGAATCTCTTGATAGTCTGTAGCCTGTGGTGGCTAGATATTTATGCTAAAAACAGATTAATTGCATTAGCCATTATTTTTGTCAAGATATTGCTTTTAATATCAATACCTCTTATCTTAATATGGCGTTTACTATTTTAATCAGAGCACTAATTTTAACATTCGCGTTTCTACCGTCATCTCTAGTCTTTTATTCATGCATAACTGGGATTGGGAGAGAGCTCATTTTTGTAGGGTATTGACATAAGCACTCTTTTAGATTAAGATATCTATAGTATAACTTATAGTGCTATGAATGTATTTGTACTGGATAAGGATCCGGTAAAAGCAGCACAATATCATTGCGATAAACATGTCAACAAAATGATTGTTGAACATCTTCAAATGATGAGCATTGTTGCAGCAGTTAATGACCTCGATCCTGCAAAACGAACTAACGGAGAGTTTTACAAGACTAGGATGTTTAGAAAGCATCCTTGTACTCTATGGATGGGAGAGTCTTTTGGCAATTGGGCGTTTACCTACCATCTAACCGAGGCTCTTTGTGATGAGTTTGAAAAACGATTCGGCCATCCTCATGGAGGGAAAGAAAGCCTAAAATCTTTGCTTAAAACACGCATTGCTCTCTCTAAAAAGTTACCTCACGATATGACAGAGTTTGCTCAGGCTATGCCAGATGAGTGTAAAGTAGAGGGTGACGCTGTAGCAGCTTACCGCAAATACTATTGTATGCACAAACATGATTTTGCCACATGGAAAACCGAAGCCCCACATTGGTGGTCACCTATTATTACCGAGTGACAAGAGATATTGTGTTATAGGCGATCTTCATGGCAGAATTGAAACTCTTGAAAAAATCATTGATAAATCTCCTGGATACCATTATGTTATCATTGGTGATAGCATTCATCATAAGCCTTTCTTTAAAAGAACAAGGAAAACTTCACCCGTTCGTACTCTTCAATTTATCAGAGATAGAGTTTTAAAGGAAGAAGCAACTCTGTTATTAGGTAATAATGAAAACTATATCCTAGAGAACCTGGTTACTCCCTCGGATAACATCCTTAAGAAAGAAGTCCAGTATACTCTAAAGTGCTTAAAGGAGCTGGATTTTAATGAGAGGTTAGATATTATCTCGTGGCTGGCAAGATGTCCTCTCACAGCGACTATAGAAACTAACGAGAGATCTTTTAATCTAGCCCATGGGTTGTTTTACAAAGAAGTAACAAAAGAGAACAGAGATTCTATTCTCTCTGGGCCCGGTTTTCCTTGGTGGAAGAAAAACTTAGAAGAATATTGCCCTGAGTCAGAAATAACTTATATCTTGGGCCATTACGGCTATCCTTACGTACGTAAAAACCTATTCATAATCGATGCCACCAACTTCGAAGGCGTGGGCGTCTACTACACCGACCGAGAGGAGTTCCTGATCCACTATTGACAGGAATGGCTTCTTGGTCTATAATAGTAAAAACTGCTCTTGTTTATGTCCAAACTTAATGTCCTGGGTTATGCCACTCTTTCAGATGGGATGAACCGCCAGGTGTTCGGAGATTGCGAGACATCTCCTGTGAAACCCGAGACTATTAAAAGCATTAAGGCTTCGATGGAAAACTTCGGAGTTACTTTTCCTATAGAGAACCCTGAGGGTTTCTTTATGGACGACTTCGAACTCCCGAAGCTTAAGGGGAAGAATATCAAAGAACACTTCGATAATATCTCAAGATCTCTTGTATCGGACCAAATCAAAGTCATGAAGGACTTTGCATATTCTGATCTACCTAAAAAGCCCAGCACTCAGTATATCGTTAACACGCCGGGATGGACCAAATATATACCCACCAAAGACGGGTTTGACATCACCCACCCTGAGGTAATCGAAGAAGATATTGCCGTATTTGACTGTGAGACCTTTGTTAAAGGTTCTGACTTCTCTCACCCCATCCTAGCTTCCGCAGTCACAGATACTGCTTACTACATCTGGATGCACGAGTGTTATGTAGATCCTTCGATCGAGTATTACACCACACTAGTTCCCGTCGGTGATAACAAAGTATTCATCGCTCACAACGTAGCTTATGACCGAGCTCGTTGCGCAGAGTCATATGACATCACCAAGAAGAACTATTGGTTTGACACCATGTCAGCCCACATTAATGTCTCTGGATTGGCTTCAGGGCAAAGATGGTGGTATGTGCAAAAAAACACTAAGAAATCTAGCTTTAAAGCCGATCCTATCTGGGCTGACAAAGGTTCTTTGAATGGATTGGTAGACTGCTATAATTTCCATTGTCAGCCTATGATCCCTCTACAACCAGAGGATAAGAAGATCCGAGACGTCTTTGTTGTGAGTGAGACCATGGAGCAGATCTGTGAACTCCGTGACGAACTGACTCAATACGCTCTTAGAGACGCTGAGATTACCCAAGAGCTGTACTCGATTGTCATACTTAAATATCTACAGAACAACCCATCCTTGACCACACTTCTTGGTCACTTCGGGATCTCTTCTGCCTTCTTGCCTGTAGTTGATGACTGGAAAGAATGGTTTGAGGGTTGTGAGAAGATCTGGAACGAATCTATTGCTCGACAGGAAGAGATCTTGGGTCAAATGGCTCAGGAGGTATATGATGCTTGGAATCAGGGCGAAGTTGATATTGAATCTGATCCTTGGTTGTCTCAGATGGACTGGGAGTGTAACTTCAAACTCACTAAAGCAGGGAAACCCTCCTCTAAGTGGTACGGAATCCCTAAGTGGCTGAGAAGCGTGTCTGAAATCCAAAAAACAGACGATGGCAACAAACTCGTCATCGGAGGAATCTCTACTAAGAACCGATTGTCTCACTTCCTACTTCGTCTCAAGTGGGATGATAAGCCAATGACTTATTTCTCTGACAGAGGTTGGTGTTTCATGGACGACGACCTGGGAGAATATACCAGAGTCCCGCATCCTAAGGGCGAAGGGGAGAATGTCGGCGGTGTTCTTTCTAAAGATTACGCTGATGATTTTGAAACTGGAATGCTTAGCTCTGACCTTCCTCAAGCCGAGGAGCTAATCAAACTTGCAATTAACGTATCCTATTGGACCTCGGTTCGTAGCCGAGTTCGTGAACAATATGTCTCTAAAGTCAATAACCCTCTCGGTAAAGAATTCAACCTTATTGTACCTGCAACAGTCCCTCACAATACTTCTACTAACCGTGCTGGAGAAAATCTCTGGCTCACGGTCCCTGATCCAAAGTATGACAAAATTGGATCCGAGATCAAAACCAGAGTACAAGCTCCTGATGGTTGGATTTTTGTTGAATCAGATTTTGATGCCCAAGAGGCTGTTGTTGCTTCCATCTTTGCTGATTCCTACCACAAGGTGGCTGGGTCTACTCAGTTCTCCCATGCTATCCTTGCGGGATCGAAAGATAACAAAACCGACATGCACTCCATGACCGCTAAGGCAATCGGGATCTCCAGAGCCGTGGCCAAAGGATGTAACTATGGCATGCTCTATGGCTGTGGAGCCAAGACCTTGGCAAACACCATTCGTAAGGGTAATAAGTCTATTCCCATGAAACAGGCGATTGAGATGGGTAAGAAACTCATCGAGATCAAGAAAGGACGTAAAGCTTATCGCGGTATGAGGGAACTGATCGGTGGATCTGATTCCTATGCTTACAATGAGATGGCTAAGATTGCCTGTGAGAAGACCCCTATTAACCCTCTAAGTGGCACAAAAATGTCAACCGCCTTCCGTCCATCCTCGGTGGGCGATGACTTCTGGACAATGAGAAATAACTGGTGTATTCAATCAACTGGAAGTGCGATGCTTCATGCCTTCATGGCCGCGATGGAATGGTTGATCAAAGATCACGGACTCAATGCAAAGTTTAATATGTCTGTACATGACAGTATTCTGTATATGTGTCCAAAGGAAGAAGCAGAGAAGGTTGCAGCTTTATTCCAAGTCGCCCATGCCTGGTGTTGGGCTTGGTTGAGGTATAATTATGGGATCTATGAGCTTCCTGTAGCTAATGCCTGGCTCTCATCTATCGAAATCGACCACATCTTCCGCAAAGCAGCAAATGCAAGTACGAACACAGTATCTCAGCAAAACAAAGAACATGACGGAAAATCAGTTACAATCAAAGAGCTCATCCCCGTCTTTAAAGACCTTTGATGAGATAAACAAATACTTCCAGCATAAGTACGGGCTCTCCCTCTTCATGCAAGAGGAGCCCTACTTGATGGATGGCAAGAAACCTCAGTATTGGGTGGGGATAAATAGCACAGAGATGGCCTTATTGAAAGCCAACGGAGACTTTACAACAAAATATCCTAAGAAAGCAAATATGACAAAAAATGCAGGGCATCGTTGCATTACTCTGAATACCCTGCGTAATAATATTAAGAAAGGAAAAATATTATTTATGAGGGCCTAGCATTCGAAGTCTCTTTCTTTAGATGTCTCCATCTTATACATCTTAGATGTAGAGTTTTTGGCATCTCTGCTTCCCAATTCTTCGGGTTCATTTTTCCAAAGAGCAAAATCGATATTTAACTTAAACCAAGGTGGTCTGTCTCCAGATTTTGTCTTATAGCATTTCCAAACCTTAGATAAGTTACCCGTCACTACTTTAGATTCATCTATCTGTGACTCCCCGTTATTTCCGTATGTAAATGCGCTTTGTGGAGTGAACTTATACGTAGCTTCTCCGTTTTCTTCTGCTCCGCAAGTTAGTTCTAAGGAGACACCAGAGGGGCAATCGCAGGCGTTTTTATCCTCTACAATATAGCTTTCATTTGTTTCTGGCCCTGTTACTCTTGTCCAGACCGCCAATCCGGTGGCGTCTCCGTCAGAAGTCTGTAAACATTTCCTAGTAGGTAAGAAGTCAAAGACGCTAATAGGGTCAAAAGCTGCACAGGGTTGAGTATAGAATCGACCATCAGATATAGAAACATTAACAGAATAATTTTGTTCATAGATGAATTGTGATGCTTCGGTAACTTGAACAAACCTTTCGTTATCTAATTCAAATCCTGTTGCAAACTCTAGGCCAGGTACTTCTGGTACCCATCCTGTAACTGCATCTGCGATCAGGTCTAAAAGAGGTAAAGCAAAACTATGGCCCTCTCGCTGAGCCTGTTTTTGGACAAGAGTTACGCTATAAGTCATCCTCCTTGTTCTAACGGTGGGAATGTACGCGCCACCACCCATCTCGTTAGTGGAGCTACCAGACACATAACTAACTATGATCATAGTTTGCTCTGCAACTCTGCCGGACTGATCTAGTTCTTCTGCAAGACGGAGGACAACAGCACTTTGCCCTATAGCAGAATGAACCCTAGAGTATAATTGATTCTCTATCTCTAAAAGCATTAGAACTCGCCGCCAGAAAGGAAGTCAGTTAGCACCCACTTCCCGCTCGTATTATCATAAACTAAGAAATCTCCTTTCTTTACATTACGAGTGAAGTTAACATCTACTAGATCTTGTAGCTTCCTAGTAGATTCTAGACTTAAGATATACTGACGAAGAGCGTCCGCGTCTTCCTTATATTTTGTTCCGTCTGGGAAAATACCTGTTTTATACCCAGTAAGATAGCCGTAGCAATTACCCGCGTCGTTGTTAGTGACGTACATTGCACCACCACCGGCGTTTGTTGGATAAAATGGATTGTAGCCTTTATAAGAATTAGTAGTCATCAGAATGTACCGTCCTCAGTAGTTAAACCACCGTAGTTATCGAATTCACCATCTGCAGATTCGGTGGCATTATCTGCAACAAGTCCGTCTCCTTCCTCAGGCTTGACGGCATCTTCTGTATTCACAAAGCTAGACAAGCTTCTAGTTGTTTCAAGGGCATCGAATAGCACGTTAGATTTCTGATTACTATCAGATTGCACCTCGTTCATTCCTATTGTCTCTGGCTCTAGAGCTTTTTCAGAACTCCTGTTAGCAACTGCGGCTTCTTTGTTTGCATATGGGAAACTCCTATCATTACTTCCTTCACGAAGTACCCACTTATTAAGCGAAGGATCTGTAAAGCTCCGACCTCTCTGATAAGACACCTTAGTCATAGAACAACCAGATCTCCAATAGCGATAGGCTTCTTGCCATTTGAGTCCTGCACTCGGGCTTCCCTTGGAACCCCATGCTTCTAGTTGTTGTAAAGCTTTCTCTGCGGCCTCTTGAACTTGAGTTCTAGGACGTAATATATCTAGATAATATCTTGCTATTGTCGCCTGCGTTCTTCTAAACGAACCGGCGATAAGTATCTTGCCCTGCGGAGGCGCGCTCTCTATGTAATTATTTATTAACTGAGCAGCGTCATTTAATGCGAGTTGGATCTTATCTTCGTCTATTCCGTTGCCGGTGGGATTTTCGATATTTGAAAGCTCTACAGCTTCTTGGAATCCAAAAATAGATATAAAATAGTCTACAGTCGCAAGGGTACAATTACTAGCTACTCCGTGAATATCTCTAGGAGGCTGGGGTCCTGGCATAGCTTATATTCTTCTTCTTTTTACTTTAAACAAAAAGGGCCGACCCGAAGGCCAGCCACTTTGTTAGATTGTTGATTATATATCAAGCAACAACGTTGGTCAAGATGGCACCAGCACCAACAAGACCATTCTCGCCCATGCCGACTAGCTCGAAGGAACGCTCAACAAGGATGTCACCGGTAAATACACGGCGTTCGATGTTGAAACGCTCAGGAGTAGCGATAGGATAACCAGCAAGGGTGTAGGTGTATCCGAAAGCAGGGTTGCCATAGTTGGCGTCCAATGCAGGAGCAAAACCGTCAGTAGCACCAGAAGGCTGATAGAAGAGAACCGCTACGTTGTTGTAGATGTTCTCAAGAGCACCAGTGGACTGGTTAAGCTTAAGACGACGTGCAACACGAATCTCGTCAAGACCAAAGATGTTGGCAAGAGTCGACTCATTGACGAGAATACCGCGCTGCATGAAGTCACGAATTCTCTTGTTACGCTTGAGGGCGTTGAAAGCGTCGGGGCTGATAACCATCTTGTTAGGATAGGTACCGATTTGAGCACGAACGGCTTCTTTAGCTTCGTCGATTAGAACCTCAACGTCAGAAGTGGCCTGGTTGAACTGGTCAGCACCAGATGCACGAGTCGCAAGGTCGAAACGGCAGGAAGTCTCGTAGGAAGCAGCAGTTGTAACGGCGGTTGCAACAGTGATCTCCCAGGACTGCATTAGACGGTTCGCAGCATCCTTAGCAGCATACTGACGAAGGTCGATCTGAGCAGCTCCGTTTTTAGCTTCAGCAGCGATTTCTTCAGCGATTTCCCAGCTGATTGCTTCTTGGCGGAGCGAGAAGCTTCTGGTTCCGAACTCGTTCTGGATCTTCTGGATGTTAGATCCAGGAGCACGAAGGAAGTTCTGAGCAGCAAATGCTTCTTTGCCAAATACGAGAGTACGGCCAGCGCGGGTATTCATAGATACCGCAGGACCGAAGAATGTGGCTACGCCTTCGGCGTTCTTATAGCCTTGGGCGAGTTGCGTAAGAATGGGGTCAATTACGCGTACCTGATCTAGATTCATCATGATTAATATTCTCCTTTAGTACCTATATCAAAGAACAGCGTCGCCAAGCTTCACTCTGACATACTCACCAGCAGCGCTAGCGGTATCAAGAGCTCTACCTAGAACAACAGTTCCTGAACCAGTTGCAGCAACAGCTCTACCGGACGCATCAGCAGCGATAGGACCATCAACAGCGGAAATAGCAGCACCAGCCTCAACAATGACGATTCCTTCAGTAACTACAGTGAGAAGCTTCTGGAAGGGGAATACGCCAGGCTTGTAAGGGGTGGTGGAAGGGTTGAGTTGACCTTCATAGACGGCATTTGTGCCATCGTCAACTTGGTATCCCTTATCGGTGAGTTCACCTTGGCCAGGGATATCGAAAACAGTAACACCGGCGGCATAAGCGTTGCCGGCAGGATAAGCACCAGTACGAGTTACAAATCTGTGGGCCTCAACACCAGAAGCTAGGTTAGTAGAATCGGTGACCTCAACAGTTTCGACATACTGGTGGTCAAAAGACATGTAACGGGGGTCAGTTGCCATTAGTATTTACCTCAATTGTTGTTAATAACGAACTTAACAGCGGTTAAGTAATCGCATCCGTTCTCTTCAGCGTAAGATAACGCGTCGGCATGAACATCTGCAGTGTTGGGATCATATGCATATCCCGAAGCGTTTGGTTCAACAGACTTAGACTTTTTAGGTGCTGTGGCTGGTGTCGCAAACTCTTCAAATGAGACCATCGAAGGTAGAGACTCAAGAACGCCTTTCATGAAGTCGAACTGAGAAGCTTTACCAGTCTCAGAGAAATTCACAGAGTTCTTATGGTTAAGAGTTTCCATGAATCGAACAAGATCACCTTTAGGAACGACTTGTTCTGTGAGTTTACCGGACTCATAAAGTCCCTCGGCAAACGAAGAGATTTCTTTCTCGCGAGCGAGCTTTCTCTGCTTATTAAGCTCCTCCTCTAATTCGGCTACGCGAGCGTTGAGGGTTTCAATGCTCGGATCTCCAATAGCGGTTTCGCTATGATCAAGAGATTCGGTAGCCTTAGATGCAGCTTTTTCAGCGTTATCAGATGTTTCTTCTCTTAACTCTTCTTTAACCTTTTCGGCCATATCAGCTTTCTTTTTCTTCTCTTCTTCGTCCTCGTCCTCTTCTTTTTCCTCAGCGTGATCGGCCTTCTCTTCCTTCTCTTCTTCTTTCTCTTCCTCCTTTTCTTCAGCGTTATCAACTACTTCTTCAGCGTGATCCGCTTCTTCTTTCTTTTCCTCTTCCTCTTCGTCTTCTTTCTTACCTTCTTTCTTTTCCATGTGCTTTTTAAGTCCTTCTGGCATTTCGCCATAAGAAGACATGTCCTTCTCCATCATGGAGCCGGCCTGCTTCTTGAGAGCCAGCGCTTGGAAGAGCTCGTCTTCTTCGTACTCGGCGGCTAGAGAGGCAATTTTCTTGTCGTTATCTTCCATTTCACCAGAGATATCTTCTTCGCCTTCCTCTTTAGCAGGCTCCTCGCCTTCTCCTTCTTCATCACCCATGCCTTCTTCGGCCGGTGCTTCTTCCTCAGCGGGGGCTTCTTCCTCGCCACCTTCATCTTCTAGACCCATGTCATCACCTTCGCCTTCAGCTTCAGGAGCTTCGGCGTCGGCTTCTGGAGCCATTTCTTCTTTTTCTTCATCATCAGCATACTCCATCTTATAGTCAGCTGGAGCTCCTGTTTCATCGACCTGATTACCAGAGTCGTCGTAGACGGAAGGCTTGCCTCCGCCAATGTTAATGTTGACGGTCATGGACCCTTCGGCATGATCAGTTGTTTGATCCACCGAGACCTCCTTGACGACGTCGTCAGATTTCTTTTTAGTCATAGCAGAGTTGTTTGTTTCTAAGGCTTCTTTAAACGAAATAGTGGTTTCCCCCGTGGGCGGGGCTAAGTTAATAATCTTTTCTTCGTTAAGTTCACCTTCGGAAAAAGCGGATAGGCCTTTAACAGCAGGAATAGATACTAGTCCGAGGTGGCGGAGAGCTAATTTTCCAGGATGAGGATTTGTTTCCGCATCTGGTAAGTAGAAAGAACTACTTACTTTCTTAAACACTCCGTCACGAATTAGTTTTTCAGCCTTAGGGGTAAGCTCAACGTTACCCCATAAAGCCTTACCTTTTCTCCAAAGATCTTTTACCCAACCTAACGCCGGTGTACCATCTGTCTGATCATGGCCGATAATCAACGGAGCTTCATGCTGATCGGGAGCATATGTCCCAATAACTTGATCAAGATCCTCTTCTGTAAACATCAGCTTTTGTCCAGTAGAGCTGATTTGAGGACCAGCTCTGAACATTTCAATGTTTATAGTTTTCTTCTTCTGTTGAGAAGTGATAGGTTCTTTTTGATTTAAAACTTCGGTCTTATCAGCCATTTTTATGATCAGTTAATTGTGGTGGCATTAAGTAGATAGTCGAATCTATCTACGTTTCTAGAGAACGAATCCTGTACCTGAGCAACCTGACCAGCAGGTGTTCTGACAACAGTAACAACAAGACGCTCAAGAGTTGGCGATGTGGCCACATAAGCATCGAGTCTTAGTGTTCCATTTTCTAGGTCAGATAAGGCGTTGTTAGCATCAGAACAAACAACTAAGTACGCTTGTTCAGGCCTTGCCCCAAATAGAGCTCCTTGTCTGTAGAGTTGACCCATGATCTGAGAAGCAATAGACTTTGCTCTAGAGTAGAGTGTGCCTGCAGAATCAATTTGCTCGAATAGAATGTCGTCAAAGCTTCTTGCCATGACGTCTAGAAGAACGTTAAGAATCGCCCTAGTGTTAACATACTTAAAGAGAGCATTAGAACTTGTGGTTCTAGCACCCCAAGCAACGATTCCTCTGTTGGGTAGGCTTCTGATTGGGTTGAGGCCTAGAGGATATGTTACTTCCTGCTGCTGAGCTGTGATATCAAAGCGAAGGCCATTGGCTCCTCTTAGCGGATATCTTGCACCTGCAGGGGCTTGCTGGAAGCCTTCGTTAACGTATCTAGAACATGCAATACCAGCAACGAAACCACTAGGTGGTACGAAGCGATCAGCAGCGTTCTTGATGTAAGGAGCATAGAAAGCAGCATGGCCAAATGGAGCACCAGCAACAGACTTGATATAAGCAAGTTCGTCTTGTACTTCGCTAAGGCTGAGCTCGTCTGCACCGCAATCGATAAGAGCGATGTGCTGGGTACCGGTGATACCTTCTACCTCACCAAGCTTACCTTCAGCGGCTCTGAGAAGCGCTTGAGTAACTTTTACTCTTTCTTCTCTTGCTTCTTTCTTTGTAAGGACTCCGGTCTCTTGCTTGAAGGAACCGAACGCCTCAGGAGCGATAAGGAATCCAGGGCGATAGTCGCTAGTTCCCATACCCTGCTCGATCGCATAAACAAAGTCCTGAGCACGAGACTTTGCATTTAGTTTGTAATTCGTAAAGTCAGCGGCCTCTTCAACAGAGTTGACTCTGATTACGTTGGTGTCTTTTTGGTTATATCTATCAAGACCAGGTACGATGGGAGAAGGAATTCCGTTCTTGGAAGTGACCTTAACTCTTAGTACGTAGTCGTGGCGATTAAATCCGTTTTTAATGGAGCTATCTAGATAGACAGAAGTAGAAGAAGCAGACCAGGTAGGAGTTGTTGCAGTAGTAACCTCAAGTTCTCCATCGTGGGCAATGCTTGCCACTTCTAGTCTGTAGCCATTAATTACGATCTGAGCACCTACGTAAAGATCTTCTGTGAATCTTGTAGGGATGAGTTTGAACGTTGCTCCACTTGCAGTAGAGGCTCCAGGTACCATATTAACTACGGCGCTAGTGTCACTACCCACGAGAGCGACTTCATAAGTCTCACTTCCAACAAGGATTCTGAATCCAGGGCGGAGTGTGCTTGCAAAATTAGTTCCCAATCCTGTGACGTTACCGTCTGCATCGATAGTAAGCGTTCCGGCCTCATTGGCTGTGGGAACACTGCTAATTGTTGCGTCATTAGCAACGATTTTTACAGTTCCAGTAAGAGCTTTTCCGTCATTTGTAGGACGAAGTGCAGGACGTCCTGCAGCACTGATTGTTGTTCCTAGGCCAATTCCATTATTAGGAACGTATGTTCCGCTAGATAGAGAGGAGTAATCCGTGTCAACGGCCTCAACTTCGTAGTATGCATCTAAAGCTTTTTCCTCAAGGATTTCCTTAAGAGACTTAACTACGTCGGCTGTAAGTTCAGCGGGTGTAGATCCGTTTGCGATGATTACTCTGTTTTCTCCAGCAACGTTTACATAGAAGACTTGGACACTGTCAGGAACATATCCAGATCTAGTTACGCTACCGCCAATGTCAACGATCTGTCCAGAGGGGGCAACAGTAAGACCTGTGCCATCAAAACCAGAAGTGAAATCTGATCCATCCCATCTATAGTACGCTGCCCAAGCATCGCTCCACTTGATGTGGTTATCTTTTCCGATTCTCTCGTCAGTTGTAACAGCAACAACTTTTCCGCTTGGGATCGCAGATGCTGAAGCATAGATCTCCTGATCGATTAAGAAATCCTCAATCGCTTGATGAACGTGATTGCCTCAGAAGTAGCAAGGTCTCTAGAAACACAACGAAGGTTGATGTCCTTGATAGGAACATAACGGCTAATAGTTGATGCGTCTGTAGGAGATGCGTAAGCGGTATCAGAGATCTGATATGCTTTAAATGACTCAATAGTAGGAACTTCTCTGGTGTCTTTAGAATAGATTCTGAAAGTCGCGTTTCTGGACTCTTCAGGTGTTTGCTCGATTCTATAGAAAGTCTTGAAGTCAGGGTCGTCGTTCTTTAGATATCCAACGATGTCAAAGGCGTTGTCGTTGGCATCAAGAGCGGTAGTTGTGATTACTCTGATATCAATACCAGTACCAGATTCTGTGCCGATCTTAGTATCGCCAAAGTATCTTCCACCGATTTTAAGGGCAAATAAGTTCCAACCTGCACCTTTTGTCACGGTTACTTTAGACTCAGGAGTCGGAGTTACGCGTGTATAATAGAGGATTCCGTTAACACCCACGTTCTCGAAGAACGCTTTAACAGAATCATAAGAGATTATAGACTGGGGATTTGAAGAGGCAGTGGGGACTCCACCGGCTTTCTGAACCCAATCGTCTAGGGAACCAATCTGAGTTGGTGTATATGGGAGTAGAGATGCGTAGTTATCGACAGGTGAATCATCATAAGGATCTGTGGGTGTAGATCCAAAGATATAACCAATAGCATGAGATGCCAAGGGTTGGGGTAATCCACCAGTTACGGACTGTGCAACAAACACTCCAGGGCGCTGAATCGCGCCTACGTTAATGTTTACAGGATTAGCCATAAATTATTCTTTGCAAAGTAAGAGGCCTTTCAGAGTGTCTTTAAACAAACGGTCATTTAATACCCTTAATCATCCCCATTGCTCTTGTAAAGCTCAAATAGGTTATTCATGAGCCAATCTGAACAGCTATCCGCCCCACATTTTTGTGTCTCTAGGATCTTTAAGGACTTTCGCATAATCTTATTAAAATCGGAGTCAGTCACGTGCCTAGAACAGACTTTAATAAACTCTTTGAGTTTTAATTGATCCTTATTAACAACTATAGAGCATAGAATTAAAATAAGTTTTAGGCGAAGTATGTCCGTCATTTTTTATCCCGAGGTTTATTCATTTCTGCAATTGCATTTTCATGGACTTGAATCATCGCCATAACTTTTGTCATAGGCTGAGACTCAAAGTAATCTATAGCAACAAAAGAATTATTTTGTAACGCATAGCATACTTCTAACCATTTAAATTTTGTAATAAAATTACATAATATTTCTTGTCCTACTATTTCAAATACCTCTTTTATGACTCTAGGAGTTAATTTTTCTATCCCAATCTTTGATAAATTGATCCTTTTTAAAATGTCTATAACGCCATCTATAGTTAGACTCTCCTCCTCGTCTATGTACTTCTCTAAAAACTCTAGATCTTTTCCTGTGATGTCTCTGAATGATAATTTATTTCCCTTCCTATCTACTATAGAAATAGTATAGTTATGCTCTCTAATTACAGAGTATTTCTCATCACTCATCTGATCCTAGCAGAGATGATAGCGCGCTACCAATTTTCTTAAGCTGTCTAGCTGTAAGCTTCTTAGCATCTTTTAAAGAGAGTCTTTTTCCATTTTCAGGCGCGTGAAGTACACAGATTGTCTGAAGAGTCGCTTCGATCTCGGAGAGTTTCTCGTTAGAGTTAATCTCAGAAATTACGATAAGATCCTCTGCGCAAGGTTCTTTTAAGTATAGGAATTTTCCGTTTGAGATTTCTACAGGAACTACTTCAGGCTCTCCAAAATCAAATTCAGAGATTTCATTCACTGTAATAACTTCTCCCTCCGAGGAATGTCGGCTCATTTTGCTAGTTGGCATTTTAGAATGTTTATTAGGTAATTTTCTTTAAACCTCAAATTTAATTTTTTGTTTAAAGGGAGGATAGATCTTAAGAAAATGGCAATTAATTCTTCTAAAACGCCTTATAGTTCTTGGAACGAAGATAAGCAAAATTCGGACTATAGATCAAATACAACACAAAACTTCGCGTACGTGCGTCAGGCCCTTGCGCAAGAGAGATATCTAAAAAATTCAAATAGAGTAAATCCAGGACCCACTAGAAACACTAGAGCAAATATGGCTGATAATTCTCCACAAAACCCCCACGTCTTTGGATCAGAAGATATGTGGGGCTGGCAAAAATGGACAGAAATCAAAAGTAAAGAATCTTCTACTTTAGCACCTGGACTCTATGAGGTTGGAAGCGCTGAAGATATCCCAGGTAATAACTATCCAGGACCGTCTAGAGTAAGTGGATGGGCCGGGTGCTCTAGTTGCAAAAGGAGGAGAATATGACCACAAGAAGACCCAGAAGATCTCAGGCCGCTAAAGCGGAAGAACCAACTCAAGAAGATCAATATAAGATCCCTCAGCAAGAGCTAGAGGAGTTTTTTACGGATCCAGGACCTAAGGAAGATGAAAAAGAAATAGTGGAAGAAGTAAAGCTTCCTGAGGCCCCTAAAGAAAGAAAGAGGGTTAGACCTCCTAAAACAGGGAAAGTGTTTTTAGGCAAGGAAGAGATGAGAGAATGGGGCGATTACGTTTCTTGGCTGAAAAATGAACAAGGGCTGAAAAACGTTCGACATAAGAAGATTTAAGTGATATAATAGTCTAAGAGACGCCCCTACAATGAAGCCAGAGATCAAAGAAGCATATATGCAAACTGCCGAGTTATTCTCTCAGGTTTCAAATTGTAAGAAACTCAAAGTAGGGGCTATTGTAGTTAAGAACGGGAGTATCTTAGCCCACGGATGGAACGGGACACCGTCTGGATTTCATACTAATTGTTGCGAAAAGGAAGATGGTAGCACTAATCCGTTTGTTCTACATGCAGAACAAAACGCATTGATTAAAATGGCTAAATCTTCAGAGTCTATTGACGGAGCGGAATTGTTTTGTACTCACAGCCCGTGTCCCGATTGCTCCAAGATGATTGCGCAAGCCGGGGTTAAAAAGGTATATTATAGAAACGAATATAGAATCACAGACGGCATCGGTGTGCTTCAGCAACTCGGTGTAGAAGTTGAAAAAATGTAATGTTTGAACATCCAGAAGCCAGAGAAAAAATTAAAAGCATATTTAAAAATATCTCTAGATTCGAGGAAGAATTAGTTCCTAAGTTTAGAGCCTGTCTTAAAAATAACGATCCAATAGCTCTCTACGTTGCTACACAAGATCAAAATGACTTGATGTGGATATTTGAAAAAAACGAAATCTCTCGGATGCTCGGAGGATCTGACTCCTTGGAGAGCATTTCAGAACAACTTCTGCCAGATGAAGAAGATAAAGACGAAGGAGTTGTGTTTGTAGTACTAAAAAAAGTCGGACCGATTTACGCGATCCGACTAGAAAAAGCTGTACTTGAAGAGGTGTTTTTAGGTTAGAGCCGCAATTGCAGTTTTAAATGCGGCAAAGTCTGCTGATGCTGAAGCCGCGCTCTTAAGCTCTGCAAGAGTCACACCTACAACTCCTTTTATAATTTGACCAGAGTTGTTTATTTGCACGTTAGGTCTCGCGGTTACTACCTCAGGAGGGTTAGTAAGAGTTATAGTCTTAGGGCCTATCTCGTCTCCTTCGCTGGAAGGTTTACCAAATTGTATCCATTCTGCGGGGATTTGACTAGAACCAGATTCGATATTACCCGCCCAACTAAACCCAATGTAGGTAGATCTTTCGTTGTTATCCCAAGCTGTACCTGCTTTTGCAATAATCGCAGCTCCTAGAGTTTTTTGGTTTCCGTCGCTACCAAAGAAATTGATTGTGCCAATAGGATCCTCTCTAAATAAACTTCCCGCTAAATCTGCGTTGGTTCCTCTTGTTTTATAAAAATCAATACCAGCCGTATTGTTATTACCACCTGTTCTAATATAAGATCCGATTCTGTTAAGAGAGGAGCTTGTGGCAGCTTCTAAACTTGTGACCCTTAGCTCTGTTGACTGTGCTAGTGCATCTAACTGCCCGATTTGGTTTTGTAAAGTAGGGATCTGCTCTAGTTCCTCTAGTCTGGCATTAATAAGTTCTGACCTATCATCGAACTTTTTATTTATGTTATCTTGCTCTGTCTCTAACAACTCGAAAGCGTTTTCCAAGTTAGTCAGTGATACAGAAGAAGCATCGGATAAAGCCGCTTGTGCGGATGCAATTGCGGTAGAAAAAATCTTTAGGTCCCTGAAGCTTGCGTAGGTTCTATCAGCATATCTTACGTTTACTACACCTTGATCTGTGGTCGGGTCAATTACTTCGCATAGAGATGCCCCTAACTTTAATCCGCTTTTTGTTCCCGTCCCATCCTCTACAAATAATGTTCCGCCGGTTAACAATCCGTCTTGGGATAGTACTTGTCCTGTACTGGCCAGTTCTTGCCTAGAAACGTTTAACAATCCACCGGCGTAGTCCTCAATAAATTTAGATCTAAGGTCTGCCATAATACTGATCTATCTGTTCTTTTTTAAGATTATTTGTGAAAGAGGCGTACATTTGGATAGGAATAACACTTGTTGGAGGAGGATTATCCCACAAAACCGCCCAGTTATTTGTTAATAGCATTCTAATTTTGGACGCCACCCTACGATTACTCCAGGTAATCTCGTTGCCCCTTAGATCTAAGAGAGTGCTTATATTTTTTCTAAAAGGCGGGAGTGTGCCTGGGATGATATTAGAAGTACTACAAATTGTAGGAATCAAAGAAGAGAGAATCTTTTCCAACCCTATATCTGTCAACCTACAATTCTTTAAACTCAATCTCTTGATATTCTTTGAGAAACCTAATTCTACTACTTCTAAGCCAGAGCAATCTGTTAAATTTACGTCCTCTAAAATAGGAGCGTCAGTGGCAATAAAGGCCTTTAATTCCGTATTCCCTTCTAAATTTACCTCTCTTAGATGTTCTCTTCTAATATTCATATTTACATAGACCAAAGAGTTTCTTTGAAGGTTTATCTTCTCTATCCTAGGATCAACGCTGTCTCCAGATTGAGCTTCTATCCACAGATCGTCCCAAGTTTTTATATCTTGATTGCTTAGTTTTAATTCCTCTATAACGTAATTTGCATCGTGCGTAATTGTTAATATTGCAGAATTATTTTTTTCTTTTGATATAAATACACTATCATTAGAAACAACGTTTTTTTCTTTAAAACTTACGTAATTAAAACTACTATTTTGCACCTTATCAAGAGGTAAAAATATTGTTTTATTTGAATTCAATAAGAAATTGGTGTATATTTTCATTTGTTTAACCCTCCAGCAAGGGTCTTAGGACAGAATCTGAGGAAGGAAGCATTGTCTGAAGTTTTAAATTTCTTGCATTTAAGTAGGTTCATACAAGCGAGATAGGCATAAGTATCTCCTAATAAGGAGCATTTAAACGGCTCGTCTTTCTCGTATTTAGCCTTAATTGCCTCTATTAGTCCCATCGAAGAATTGAAATACAACGAGTTATATTTATTATTCTGATCTGTTTCTTTGAATACGATAGGATTTTCGTATATTTTATTTAAAATTGGCTCGCCGCCTATTCCTATCTTTATATCAAATTCGGCTGCCTGATCTGCAATGAAGTCCCCTAAACCACTTGATCCTTCTGATCCATCAAGATTTGAGAATAGATCAAACCACAGGGGCCTATTACTATTTCCTTTACTAGGAACGAAGGCGTTAGGTAGTTTATTCTCTGAGTTCCTACCGCTAGCCCGATCGATGGGAACACTACTTGGAGCCGCAGGGGCGATATCTGTTAGGTCTTCTTCGGGATAAATCGATCTGTTAGTTAAATCTCCACACGGGTTAATGCCGTCCTTGTATCTATTTTCACAGTCTGTCCCTCCGAACTTTTTACAGAATTCTATAGGACTGAATTCTTCTAGTAATCCAGTTAACACTAAATTTTTAATTACTTTATCTTCTATTTTATCTACAACTTCATTGGGGCCAAATGAACTCAAATCTATTGTATCTACGTCCCTTTTAAAGTTTACTTCTTCCTGTTTTAATACGTCAGTTGCTGGACTTATAGCATCTGAGGACTTGGTAACATAATTACTCCTTAGAGGTGATCCTAAGATTTCTTTGTTTTTATCAACGTACTTGATAAACTTTCTTATTACGTCGTTACTATCAGTGTTTTCTTTATTCAAAGGCGCTTTAAATGAGAAGTTAGAGACAATCTCTGAAGAAAGTTGATTTGCTTGTTCTGGTGAAATAGTACCCACTCTAGTTATTGCCTGAGGCATGGGGGAATTACCAATACCTGGAGGGCTTAATATATCGCTACTTGAGCTCAAAGACGGATAATTTATGTTTTTTATGTCTCCATCTATCGGTATTAAATTTTTAATTAGTGCAGAAATATCTTCAATCTTTCTATTATATGAGTCTTTTATATTTTTAAAACTATACAATGTTTCAGAGCTTAAGGGCACTTCATCTTCTATATTATTAACAAAATTAGTTAGTGTTATATTTATAGAAGTAGTCAAACTCGATAAGACCTGGACAATCGCCTCTAGTTTTATCGGGCTTCTTCCTGAGATAAAGAAATTAGGAACTTGATAGGAATTATTATAGTATCCTATTTTATATAACAACCCACTCAGGTACGCATAATTCATAAACTTTGTTAATCTTCCGCCCTCGTACCCATCTATTATTTGTCCTAGTTCATTATGAAAAGAATCTGGATTTAATATTAAGAGCAGTTCTTTTGTGGTTAACCCAGAACTCTTATCGTATAAATTTTTAATGAGGTTCGTTGACGCGTTGCCCAAGTTCTCATCTAATGTTCTTGTCCATTGTTTCAGGGCAACAGGAGCCTCTTTATATATTGTGTCATAATCAATAGCATTTGAGTCTAATCCAAAGGGAGATTTTCCGTAGATTAAACTGTCTGCAACTGGCTTTAATAAATTGATTTCTTCTTTATCTAGTAGTATATTTGCTTCTTTATTATTAATCAAATACGTGATAGATTCAAAAAATGTTAGTCTATTACCCTCAAGAAACTCTTTAAATTTATCAAGCTGAGAAGGATCTATTGCATGAGTTAGATTTATTAACAATCCTATTAACTTTGCAAATTTCTGGCTGTTATATGTGGAGGCTCTTGTTTGGTCCTTTAACGTAAAGTTTAACAAAGAAATTAAGTTATCTTCTTTATTGGAATATAGATAAGATATATAAGAATCAATTGCGCTCTCTCCTCCAAATTCATAAATTAATTGAGTTAATTCATACGCTTTAAAGAACGAAGTTTGGTCTTTCGAGTCTGTTATTGGAGCAAATTTAAGCAGCAACTCTTCAAAAGTCTCACAAGAAAGAAACTGATTTATCTCTGATTCTTGAAAATTTAAAGATCTTAGTTGGTCAATTAGGCTTTCTCTATCTGCAGAGAAAGATTTAAAAGATATGTTTGGAATAAAAGACCCCACTCGATATCCTATACCTTCTATTTCTGACAAGATATTCTCTAAAGCGTACTGAATCTGTCTTCCCCACAAACTTATCTTGCGTAAAGATTCACCTGTAAACGAGACATCTGGTGCTACTGCGATTAATTTTTGATAGCTACTAAGCAAATACTTTGATAATCCGCTTAGTCCAGGCATTATTTTCTTGTTATTATATAGATAGTCTATCTCGTTTTTACTTAGGAAAATCTTAGATAGTTCTTCTATTTGAACAGAAATGGGGCCTAGTCCTTCATACCCAGGCAATGTGCCCCCTTCAGATAACGAGCTTTTTACCGCGGAGAGTAATCCTCCTAAATTAGTGGAAATGTTGTATATGGTCTCTATTCCAAACAATATGACATCAACATTTAGTTCGTATTCTTCCACGTAAGGATTTTTTACGTCAAATTCAAATCTATCTTCTAATCCGGTTATGTACTTAGTGTATATGGGATTATGCTTTATACCTATAAAGTACTTATCCCCCTTTATCTCTGTTTTCTTAACATCCTCGTCTATAAAAATATCTTTATAAGTATCGTATATTTTTAGTCTGTGATTAAAAGACTTTAGCTTAGAGAAGCCATCAAGAAAGGATAAACCCGCTATTTTATTTTCTACATTCCCATAGAAAAAAAGCTCGTTAAATTTTCCAAATAGGCTAATACCGTCAATGCTAGTAAAGCCTTCTTCTAAAGACCTTCCGTAGCAAGACGCGTAAAGATACTCATAGAAAGAAGCGAGGTAGTCCACGTTTCCTACCGGAGAGGCTTCGCTATTTCCAAAATAATAGCAAAACGTTTTAAGACTAATTACGTTATCTATCACATCTTGTCCCTTTCCTGCAAAACTATTTAATAGGTCTTTTTCTGTATATTGCAAATTAGACTCTGCTTTTTGTATAGAAGAGTCAGAGATGGATTGGTTAATGTCTTGAGATATCGTCAGAGCCTGCGTAACGTATTTATTTATATTAGATTTTAGTCTGTTATTAAAAGTTTTTTCTTTATTTAAAAGTCTAGGAACGTACTCCGTCCATTCTTCAGCAAAGAAGCTTACATCAACTTTTGAAATTCCTTTATTGATATTATACAGCTTATTTTTATAAATCGTCTGAGGAAACGACACGATCTGCCCTTTGCTATTTGCGATTATTTTTACTTGCTCTTCCCAGTATTTATCTCTATTAAAGAGGGTGTAGTTTACCCCATCAAAAGGCTCTTGTTTATCAACTACAAGATTCTGTTCAATAAGGGTTTTAGAAGGAGCATAGGGCGAAATTAATTGAATTAACTGATCAGAAGTAAGGCCCTTTGTAAAAATATCTAAATTTATAACGGACTTATTAATCTTATCAATATACAAAGATATAAATCTCTCTGTAGTTGTGTTTGATCGATTTGTCGCTTTAAATATGAATTCTGGGATTATCTGCTTTAGAGCGATTAGAGTCACTATGAAGAACTCTACATTGAAATTATTTATAACTAAAGTGTTTGATATTACCGGAAAAAGAGGAAAAACCGACATTGGCTTTTCTTTTTCTATTCGGTCTATTACAATACGCGCTAACTCATAAGTAGAGTCTATTGCCTTTTGTCTTTCTATTTTCGTAGAAATCGGAGAGACTTGTTTTTCATAGGCATCTACAGCCTGCTCAACGATAAACGTCAAGCTGCCCTTAATAAGGGCTAGTTGCTTGATTGTGTCTCCGAATAACATGTTAAAACGCTTTTTTAAACTTTAAACTTTAAGTTTAAAGCTTTGTAGCTTAAAAAAAAATATGTCTTCTAAACTATCAGTAGTTGTTATAAAGTCTAAGTCGGTAGACACTACTTCTGACTTAAATAAAATGGTTGTTCATTTAGAACAAACTTTAACAGAAAAAGAAAACATCGAATTAAAAACAAGACAATCGATTACTGATGCTTTGATAAAGAGCTCCGATTTTATCATCTTCTCTGGATGGGATTCTGCTCTATTATCTAGCTTTTTTCACACGCTAAGCTTGCTAGAAAAATCTGAACTAGACAAAAAGGTGTTTTTATTTGACGAACCGGGAACTAATTGCTGGACGGACATAAATAGGCTTTTGACTTTCGGAATGGATATTGGAAGAATAGATCCTTCAATATTTGATAAAGTTATTGACTGTTGGAATTATCGTGATATAATGAGCTATATAGACTTAGAGATACGTAAGCTCGAGAAATCAAATGCAGATTCAGGAACTGTTGCTACTGTCTAATATCTCTGACGCGGCCCTTGATAAGGTTTTATTGCACGATAAGTGGAAACACGAACAGACATTAGCCCACGAGAAATGGATCGCCGAGTTAAATGTAAATGCAAAATCTGGGAATAAACCAAGCGTTGTAACATCAGAAGCCCTTTCAGAAGATGATATCTTAATAAACGAATTAACGGGATACGGAGAACTTGACCATTCCCATATAGGAAAACTTTCAAAAACTCCTATCTGGCAAGCAGCAGAGGTGAAAGCGCTAGATATATTTTATGACTGGAAGAAATCAATCATAGATATTGATGACTTACCTAAAAAAGACCTTTCCGACCCTAGGATTAAAAAGCTACTCACCACTTTCTTGTGGGCAAACTCCTTGGCACAGAGAAAAGCCTATTGGCCAGATGGAAAAGATATGCATTACGCAGCCGCTGCTCAGAGGGAGATAAAACAAAAACTGCAGACCTACGCAAATTCTACGATCGTAAAAGGATATGATGCTTTCAAAAAATTCTGGGAGAGAGTCAACGAAGGAACAAAAGTTGAATTTAACTCAACATTTATTGCCGACATCTTAGATAACGCGTATGAGGAAACTATAAAGAAAGAGAGAAAGGAAGAAAAAACAGATCTATTTAGATCCCCTCTGTTCCACGAGGTAAAGAAAAACTTCCCCCACATCGATCTAAGGGACCTAAAGAAACAAATGATTGCCAAGAGGGGAGATTTTATGAGCGCCATATTAGCAATGGAACTCAATTATTTTTCCAAAAACATCCCAGAAGAGTATAAAGATCTATACACCCAAGAAACTTGGGAGTCAAGTTACTTCAAGCATCTTAGGAAGTACGAAGAAATTTGGCGCGAGACCTACTCTAACTTTTACAGAAAAATTCGCAAGGACTTTGAAAAATGGAAGAAGGAATCAACATTCTAACAACAGGTCACAACGTTGTTGTTGAAGGAGCTGAACAGCTCATAGAAGAATGGGAGGCAGGAACGCTTACCCGAGAAGAACTAACAAATAGGCTAATGGAGCTAGAAACAGTATACATTGATCTTCAGAAGGTAAATGAGCCAACTGAGTTTAAAGATACTAAAGAATAATGTTTTGACTTAATGACCTCTGAAAATCCCCAAAGGCATATTAAATCTGGGTTTTTCGATCGTTATTTTTCCTTGGGAACTCCTCAGGGTAACTTAGCAGGATATAAATCAGATCCATACTCCTATTCAGGAGCGCCCTATCTAACAAGTGGGGTAATCCTCCCTCGTCGCGATGATATCCTCTTAGAGGAGGGTGGCGGAGGCCCACGGGCCATCGAGAAGTACATGAGGCTATTTAACGATAGCCAAATTCTTGCTGCCTGGGAGAAACTAATAGGAGAGATAGTTCAAAGGCCTTGGGAAGTTTACCCTTCCTCAGACTCCAACGAAGACGAGAAGATCGCAGAATTTGTGCGACAAGTCATAAATCGTATGGGAAGTAACACAAGGCAATCCTATGGCAAAGAACAGCTAGTAGCAACTAACTCTGGATTTGATACTTTTATCAGAGGGATGTGCGAATCGATTGTCCTAGGGATGTCGATCGGCGAGATTTGTTGGATGAAGCAGGGCAAATACATCGTGCCCTCTGAGATTAAGATAAGAGACCCCCGGCGCTTCTTGTTCAGACTCAATGAAGATGGCACCGTAAGTCCTAGGCTTATTACAATGTTCTCTCCTGTGGAGGGCATGGGCATACCGCTTAGGTCTATGATTATGCATAGACACTGGGCCTATAGTAATTTCATGGATGTCCATGGCTCTGGCCTCGGACGGCAGCTATACCCCTTAGTAGAGTTTAGAAGAACTCTTTTAAATTTCTGGTTGCAGTATGCCGATAAGCACACCACACCAACAGCTGTGGGTAAATTTAGCTTAGGCACACCCGAGGAAGAGGTTAACTCTTTATTCACAGCGCTCCAGCGTTTAGGCCAAGAGACCGCAGTTGTGATCCCTGACGAGATGGATATCAACTGGCTAGAGAGCAATGGTCGCCCAGAACTCTATAATCAGCTTATTACATATATTGACCAGCAAATCAGTTTTGTGATTAACGGCGAGACAACTGTTGGCCAAGAGACTGGGAGTGTTGGCTCATTTGCGCGCGATCAAATCGCCGACTCTGTGCGTATGAGAAAGGCCAAGGCATTCTCTGAAGAACTCGATGAGACAATCAACTCTACATTGGTCCGATGGATAGTAGAACTCAACTACCCTGGTAAGACTCCTCCTAGATTGGTTCGCAACTTTGAAGACCTCAAGCAGCGCGAAGATCCAGTGCGCATGGTACAAGTACTTTCTCAACTTGGGGCTTTGGGCTATCAAGTAGAAGATATTGATTGGCTTAAAGAAAAACTTAACATCCCCTCTCTAACAAAACAAGAGATGCCCGAGGGAGGAATGATGGGAGGAATGATGCCTCCTATGGAAGGAGGAGCGGAAGAAGAGGCTCCGATGGCCGAAGACATGGACTTCGGTACGGATCTCATGAAACTCTTTGATTTTGAAGAGCCTTCTGAAAAGCAGAAGATATCTCAAGAGATTTCCGCTAAGTTCAAAGGAGACCTGGATGACGTAGGGTTCCAGAGAATTGTCACTGACTCCACCGGTAATGAGATGAATATCTCTAAGCTTAAGATTGACGAGTTCACGTCTCCAGGGGAGATCATCTTCGTTGTAGAAAGACTGCTAGAAGAAGTCAGAAACCTTCGCAGGATTTCTCCAGAGGCTGTGGAGTCTAAATCTCTATGCGAGACAGAACTCCAGAGAATGAAGTCGTTAATAGAGCAAGAGAGTCTTTCTGAGTGTGATTCAAAAGATCTTGTGGGTCTATATCAGAAAGCCTTCAGGTTAAATAGGTACTCTGTGCACAGGGAGGCCGTTACTTTGGACACAGAGGGTAAGGGATATTGGCGCTGGTTCGACCCTTATTTTCAATAATACGTTTAGTTTAAATATTCTTTAGAATATTGCATATACGTAATCTGCTATGCTAAAATATAAGCCCATTACTCAAGCACAGTATTGGATTCAGTGTTCTGGTTTCACAAACCACTACTTCACTACTTTTTCCGGTATTAGAGACACATCTGGTACAACCCAATATGCCGATGGTGTAAGAGGACGTATCTTCCAGCTCAAGGGTCCTCGTACTCTTGCTGAAGTAACAATCTCTACTCCTTTCGACCCTGAAAAGCACGCTGACATCGTTGACTTCTGGAAGACCTATGACTGTTCCTTTGTAACTCTAACCGTTACTCCCGTTAATTGCGGCGAAGACCCTACTCCTCTAGGCAGCAGAACAATCACTGTACCTGACGCTCAGATCACTTCACTTAACTTCGGTCAGGCCGACAGAGCCTCTACAAATGTCTCTACACTAGAGCTTACATTTGTAATGGATACATTCACCTATAACTGATATA